CAATTGGAATCCATTCAAACAATTCTTCAACATCTTTATTACGCAGCCTGATACAACCATGACTAGCAAATTGACCTATCGACCATGGTTTATTTGTCCCATGTATACCGTAAGTTCCCCACCCTACACCTGATGGGAGACTACAAGGAATATCAAAGAGGGTTCTTAAAATTATAATAGATTTCTATGGTTTTATCCTCGGTTATTTCTACACGGCTTATCAACTTACTTATTAGTACTCGCGTTAACTTATTAACTTCAAGGAGGTCTAATACATAGTGCATGAAGTCTTCATTTGAAGCATCCTGTTCTATCTGGGGGCTTCCTGAGAGTTTAGACAACCTAGAAGACAAGGACTCCCTTTCGCTACTATACTCCCTTGAGAGGTCTATGAAGTCCTGCTCTGTGAGAATCCCTTTTAATTTATCCTCATAGAGTGCCTTGATTATCCTCTTTATCTCATCCAGCCGCTTCTCTATTGTGGAGATTTCCTTGGATATCCTAGTCGCTGTTGTCTTGACCTTTTCTCCAGTTTCCTCTTGGGCTATCTGGATAAGTTCACTCCGATCTACCACAGCAGCCTTAGCGATTCTCCTGAGGTCATCTACAATGTAGTCTTCAAGTTCTGCCTCAATATATGAGTGTCTTGAGCACCTTTTGAAGTTTTTGTTACTGGAGCAGATACAATACCATATCCCCTTTTGTGTCTTAGTAAAGGTCATTCGTGCTCCACAGTCTTTACAATACAACAGACCACCCAGGAGATGGACTTTCCTTGTACCTACCTTAAGCATAGGAGCCTTTGCTGTCATAATCTGTTGAGCTACCTCAAAGGTACTTGGGTCGACTATAGGCTCATGGGTTCCATACACTATAAGCCAGGAGTCCCTAGAAGTTGCCTTAAGCTTCTTTACCTTATAGCTAACCATAGTATATTTGTGTTGTGCCAAGTTACCTGCATAAGTAGGATTAAGGAGAATTACTTTAATGGCCTCTGATGTCCATAATCCTGAGGTAGCCTTAGCATTTCTATACTTATCATACTGAGCTGCCTTATGGACACTCGGACATGCCACTTTTTCACTGTTTAGAGTGTGAGATATGTGTCTGTAGCCAGCACCATCTAGGTACATCTCAAATATCCTTTTTACTACTGGAGCAGCTTGAGGGTCTACTATAAGCTTGTTCTTATCCAGTGGGGACTTGAGGTAGCCATAAGGAGCAAAGGAACCAATAAACTGACCATTCTTCCGCTTGATATTCATGGTTGTTCTGACTTTCTTTGAGATATCCCTAGCGTAGAAGTCATTCATTACGGACTTAAAAGGGCTCATATCATTATTGCTGTTGTTAGTGTCAAATGTGTCTACACCATCATTTAAGGCAATATACCTAATATTTTGGCTAGGGAAATACTTTTCGACATAATAACCTGTGTCAATATAATCCCGCCCAAGTCTGGAGAGGTCTTTAGTTATTACAAGGTTAATCTGCCGACTCTCAACAGCCTTAAGGAGTCTTTGGAAGTCCGGACGATTAAAGTTAGTGCCAGAAAAGCCATCATCAATAAAGACATCTACAAGGTTCCATCCTTGCTCTAATACATACCTTGTGAGAAAGTCCCTCTGATTAGTTATACTCGTAGACTCTGATGAGTCCCCATCTTCACGTGATAATCTTAAGTAAAGACCTACATTATATACAATGGAAGATTTTTGTTGGTTGTTATCTTTCAATAGAGCAAACATGCTTATCCTCCTTCTGCTCTCTTTGATTAATTTGAAAGACAACCACCTACCGCTAATCTTATTGTAGTCTAGTAGTAGGCAGTTGTAAACAAATGTTAATCAGCTACAGATACTTCTTTGCTGATATCCTTGATGATGATGAGCTTAAGGAGCTCTTTAAGGCTCTCCTGGTACGTCTTTCCATCTTCATTGTAATGGGCTATTACCTGTGGGACTTTCAGCATAACTGAACCACCTCTTTGCTATTTATATATGCTTAGGGACAAACTGAAAGACCTCACAACTATATGAGGCCATTAATTAGGAAGGAAATATTTTATTGTCTTGATGTATACCCTCAGCCCGAAGAGGTCTCCAGGTAGAAGGTGACACCGGAAAATCAATAGAGCTGTGAGGCAATCCTCCAGGTGTACCATGATAGACAGAAGGTAGATTAGCAAGAGGACCACCTCAGGCTCCCGTTAACTAATAATTGTAAGACACATCACGCCTAAAACTTCCATACTTTCTTAACCTCCCCACCAGTTACATTGAGTTTATCTTGAGGGTCTAAATGGATTTCAATAGCAATAGCTTGGTTGTGGGAAAGGTTCCTTTGAAGACCCACAGGGATGTAAAAGTCACCTTCATGGACACCTAAGCCAGTTGAGACCTCCCAATTCTTTTGGGAAGCCTTAAGAGCCTGCTGGATTACTGGAGTAACATCTATTTGTTGTGTAATGACTCCTTGTGGAGAACCATTCTTACTTGACACTCCAGGGACCTCCTTAATAGGAACTGTAACTGTCTTACCATTAACCTCAGCCGTGTAGGTCTGCTTTAGGACCACATCAGGGTCTGTAGGAGTGGTCTTAGTGGTAGCAGTAACAGTTGTGGTTAGTGGGTATACCTGAGGGACCAGTGAGGTGTCCTGAAGGGTCTTTGAGGTCTCCTGAGGTAATGGAGAATCATTCTCCTTTAGGACTCTAAGGTATATCCAGGAGCCTAGGAGGATACTAATGATTAGCCCTAGGGATACCTTAATGATTAGACTTTTAGATATATTCATTATCTGTAACTTCCTTTACTATTTATTATTTAAGAAGGTAGTGGTAGGAGGATAGCAGTAGTGGTAGCCTTAAGGAGCCTTGAAGGGAACCTGAAGAACCCATCAAGAAACCTTCAAGGCTACCACTAGTCCCCTCCTAGTGAATCCACCTGAAGAGTACTTGAAGGATACCTTAAGAGTAGTACTTTAGTTTTCCTTTAGGTCAATATGTGTGCCAATTAGGACTTTGTATATATGTGTGCCAATTAGATTACTTCCAGAATGTATCAAGGATATTAGCTAATATAGTGTCCATTCCCAGTGAACCTTTCTTCAGGGTCTTGATAGGTTCTTCAATATACAAGACACCTCTATCAGGGTCTAGCCACTTCTCCAGTTCTTCCTCAAGTAGTTCTTCAGCACCCATGTCAGCATCCATAGCCATAGACTCAAGCCAGAACAATACAGCATTAGCTACTGCTTCTATCCGGTCATCATGAGCTAGGGCTCCTTTATCTTTGCATAAGCGTGTCATCTGGTAGATAAGGGAATACTTGAAGTCTTTCATATAGACCTCAAAATCAGCCTGAAGGACTGAGGGTTCTACAATTAATTTATGTCTACTGAGGACAGGCTCTAAGATATCGATGATACGGGCTTCCTTCTGGCCTTTAGCTGACTTGGACTCTTGGACATCACAAGGGTGGATTTCAATGAATACAGGAGTTATTAGCTTAGTAAACATACCATCACCAAAGTTAGGCTCAATACGTACACTATTGACTCCCCAGAACTTAGCCTTGTTTGCTAGTGCCTTAAGGGTTTCATCAGAATAACCGTCTCGATAACCTCCAACTTCTACCAAAAATATATAACCATTTAAGAAGCGTGTAATAGCATAGGCTGTCTCATCAGAACCTCTTCCGCTTGGGTCTATAAACATCATAGTACCCTTATACTTCAGGCACTCCTTGGACCTCTCAAAAGGCATGTAGAAGAAGTCACCTTTAAGGGCAGTACAGGGTATGTCTGCAATCCTCTGCTGTTGACCACTAGCCCAAGCCCACTTAATACTCGTCTCTTCTCGATCAAGAGCAGCTACAATGAGGTCTGCCACCTTAAGAGGAAATTTATCAGCATCACTAAGGTTAGTGTTAAGCATAAACTGAAGAGCAAACCCGGCCCGACCATAGGAGAGCTTTCTCTTTTCGATCTCTTCCTCATTGAAACGTGCAGGGTCTGTAGGCTTGCCTGCCCACTTCTCAGGTTCAACATCATAGCGGTCTGCTAGAAGCTTACCTAAGCGACTCCCGTAGAAGGCCCTCTCATCAGCACTACTAGGATACTCTACAGGGTAGATGATAGTTTCATAACCACGATTGCCAAGCTCTACATACAAACTGGCCTCACATTGAGGAGTCCCTAAGTAGATGATACGGCCTCCAGGCTTTAGGATAGCATCATACTCTTTAACGAGTTCCCCAAGGCGGTCCCTCTGAAGTTGTGTAGCAGAGTTACTCGGTACTTCCACGTCATCAGATACTAGGATGTCTGCACGGCTCCCGGTGAGCTGTCCTGTGATACCTACAGACTTAACTGAAGGACTAATATCAGGTTTTGCTCCATGGACATCAAAGAGATTATTGGTGTCTCTCATCCCTGCTACTCTATCGTCAGCGGTTAACTTAAGGCACTCCAGGAAAGGCATAATATTAATGATCTTTTTGATAAAGGCTGCATTGAGGTCTGCCTTCTCTTTATTAGCAGAGACTACCTCAATTTTTAATATAGGGTTACGCCAAAGCTCCCAGACACAATAGGCACACGTTATAAAGGACTTAGCTACTCCTCGAAACCCTTCAAGAATCATACGATCTGAGGGAGGGTTAGCTACATCATATGCCATTGCTATTTGTATCTCTGTAGGGTTAGGAAGGCTTATAGCCCTCCACACTACCCACAGAAACACCCTGAAGTCATCTTTGGCTCTTTCTATTTGTTCATTACTCCAAGGGTACAATTAAGTACCTCAATTCTCCGCTAGTTTCGGGCTATTGAAGCATTCGCCCACATTACAGCTTCTTCAAGTTTAGTCATAGCTAAGGCTTTCTCTCGTGAGGCAGGACAGGTATCATCAATCTCATAAGTCAGCTTTTTAGCTATACTTCTAATTTGTTCATACTTATTGAGCTGTCCTTCCTTAAGTGTGTGATACATAAAGTTATTCTCAATTACTGGGTTAGACATCTTTAGTCTCCTTTCTACTGAATCTTGTCAAAGTCTGGTATCTCTTCGACCTTGCGTATTAACCTAGGAATACCTGGAGTCTCAGGTTGAGTATCCAGTTTATTCTGAGAGAGGAACTTGCGAACCTTCTCAAGAAACGCAGGGTTACGCTTTAGTTCCTCATCCTCAAGACCCTCCAGAAGAGCGTCTACTTCCATCTCTGCAAGTTTGTCAAGTAGTTCCTGTTTGATTCTTACCAAGTTGTCTACCTACTTCTCCAACTTAAATTTAGACAAAAAAAAATAAACCTTAGACGTTATTGACTACCCACTCATAGGTAACATCAGCGCGATTAGCGTAGCCCTCATAACAATTCTCAGGAATATCTGCAGCGATAGCATACTGCTCCCTAAAGAGGTCTCGGAGGGTCTCTAGGTTGTTAAGGTTATACATCTGATTACCATTGTCATCCTGCATCTGTGATCTCCTTGTTAGGAACCGCTTGACTACATAGTGACTTGTAGGACACCACATACCAGCATAGACAATACACTGAATATTAGTTAGCTCAGGAACCTCTTCAAGGGCTGGTACATATTTCTCTAAGCAATCCCCTGCGAGAATCATTCGCTGTGCCGCCTGTCCTTGAGGAGAATCTAAAAGAGTGGCGAGTTCTTCCTTCTCATCACTCTCTACAATATCTGTGTATGATCTTCCTATGAACTTCTGACCACCATCCAGATAGCTGAGTAGGTTGTCTCCTCTACCACCAATGCCCTCCCAGGAACTCACACCCATACACGGATAGTCTCCTGCAGTTGAGCAGCAAACATTATCAGTACCTCCCTCAACACCAGACTCAACGATACCTTGAGCTATCTTATTAGCTAGTTCTTCATTACTCATATGTTTTAGGACCTCCTCTTATTTTTCACAATATTTCTTAGCAGCATAAGCAGCAGCATTAGCCATCGACCATTGAGTGAGTTGACTCATGTTACTATATTTAAATCCTAAGAATTGATCTGTAATCCAAGCAACAATAACACAACCCACTGAAATAGCAAAAACCACTCTAGGTAATGATATGACCTTATACTCCTGGTCATCATAAAGAGTGGCTGTTAGGTCTCTTATAGCTTTCTTGAGGAACGCCATTAGCCTCCCTCCTTTCTCCGTTGAAAGTGATTCCACATCTTAACACCCAACCAAGTAATTTGCATTATTACATAAATAATAGAGACCCCATACATCCAGTCACTTAAGGGGGCTCCAAAGTAGGTTATAGTATTTGTAGCAACTACTGGAGAGGTCTTGAGGAGTTCGTTACGTACTTCGTTAGTTTCCATTTGTCACCTCCTTTATAATTCTGCATCTGCATACCATAGAGCCCTTATGATAAAAGCCCCTGCGTTTGTGTCTTTAGTTCCTTTTAGTCTGAAGCTTCTAGTATCAAGTTCTAAAGCAGAAAAAACTCCTGTGGTATATACAGAGCTGTTATCAGTAACAACAATAGTGGGAACAGCTCGCTTTATAACTTTGAAATAAGGTGTCATTGATAGAGATTGGGAAGCTGCTCCATAACATTCAATTACTGCATTACCATATTCATAATATCTATAGCACAAAGACCATTCAATTCCTATTGGTCTCTGTTCAAAATTAGTTGCTACACTACCCTCTTCTAGTTGGACTTGAGCGATATCAAATGTTCCTGACTGCTGCCCAATAAGAGCATTTATATTACTATCGAATACACTCCCACAGTCAAACCAGAAACGTAAGTCAGTATAACTATTTGCACCTATGGTCATACCTGAAACAGACGGCAAAGTAATTGTAAGAATATACTTTTTCCACGTTGTAGTTAAGGCTATTGATGTAATACCAATATTCGTAACTCCTGTACTCCCACTAGTACCAAAATTCTGGTAAAAATCAACAGCTATATTCTTAGCACTAGCTGCTCTTGCGTAGAAGGACACTGTTACTGTTTTCCCTGATAACAAAGTAACATCTTCAATTTTTTGTTGTAATATACAAAAGTTACCTGTCCCTGTAACACTCGTTACTACATGTCTCATAAAATATTTAGGATTATTGGGAACTTCTGTTTGACCAAATTGGAATGATTGTATCGAAACATTTTTAGTGGTTCCTGTATTAGTGCAATGCCATCTATCCGCACTCCCATAACCCGAATTTGTTTGGCTAGTGCCTCTTTGCCATATATCAAAGTTACCATTAATTATTTTATTGCGAAAACTGGTATTAACTACAGAGGCAGCAGTCTCAGCGTTAGCAGCAGCCTCAAGAGCACTAGTAGCAGCCTCAAGAGCTTTTGTGGTAGCAGTAGCAGCTTGGTTAGTGGCTTCTAGGGTAGCGGCTAAAGTAGCAGCGTCTAAAGTGGCCTGCATAGAAGCGAGAAGGGCAGCCGCCTCAGCAGCACTAGTAGCAGCCTTAAGAGCCTCATCCGCTGCATCTGTTTGGACTGCATCTGAGAGCTCCTCCTGAATGTGAAGGAGTTGTGTCTCAAATACTGTAAGGTCTGAAGCGCGCAGTACTGAAGCATCATTCCAAGTTACTATACGATCTGTAGAGGTAGTACGTTTAATAACAACAATATCCCCTGTAGCACACCCTGTAGGATATGTTAACTCCTGGCCTGAGATTGAATAGTCAGTACTATAGGTTTTTGATACACCATTAATACTCATTTGTATAAAAGGCTTCCTTAAATAATCTAAGGCAAAATTAAAGACACTCTGGCCTGCTGTGGCTGTGAGTGTCTTGATAGTCTTATATGAAGCTGTTGCCAATTACTACCACCATCCTTTACTATTAGTTTTACTTGCTGGCCTGTCCTTCTTAGGGAGCCCTGAAGTTTCTGCAAGATACTCAGAGAGGCGAATCATAGGGTAACTATTTTGTAGAGGTAGATTTCTAAAGAGGTTCTTGATATCCTGCTGAGACTTATTCCTTGAGAAAGCTAAGTCATAGGCACTCTTAGCTCCTGTGACCATATCAGCCCCAGCTCTCACCGGAGGTAATTGAGCCATAGTGCTTCCTATAGCATCCTTTAAAGTGGGTTCTGCAATCTTTTCCTGCTTAGGATTTCTGCTAACGGTTGTCCTAAAAGATTGACTACCAGTCATGGCCTCATAAGCATCCATACCAAAGGAACCACTAGTACCTATAGAGCCTCTTACGAACCCTGCTAAAGCAATTCTTTTAGGGTCTAAAGCTTTCTTAAGGTACTCTCTACGTTGACCTTCATTATCCCTAAAGTAAGCCCAAGCCTTCCCGTAAGATAGTCCAGCATATACTGCAGCATTAGTAGACATGGATAGTAGAGCAGAGAGACAATCATCAAGTTCCCTATGGGTCATCATCCTGGCAGTCTGCGAATTCATAACCTTCAAGCTGAAGTCTTTAAACTGGAAGAATAACTTAGCAAACCAACCCTGACTTGTGACCAATGCCTTATTTCCTAAGGTACTTTGAGTCATAGCTCGTTGACTCTGATTGTCTATGAGGGTCTTCCACCGCCAGAAGGTATCTGGAGATTGCTTTATCCAGTCATCCATAAGGAACTCTTTGAGGTTTCCTTGAGCATCCTTAACCACATAGGTATTAATATCATCCTGTACTTTCTGGATGAGGTCTCCCTCTATACCAGCAGCTTTTAACTTTGACTTGCTGAAGGGATTCCGGAGAAGACCCACCTTGTTACCATCAGCCCACTTTAAGGTGTCTAAGAGAGCATCCTGACGGATACCTCTAAGCATCATATCTGTGAGCTTAGGTAAGAAGTTAGCAGTAGTAGTCACTTTACCTGCATAGTTAATACCTGTCTGAATCTTGTCCATATACCTAAGCATACTACCTTGAGTACTTGCTTCAGACCACACTCTTGATGTATAGTCCTGCCCCCATATCCTCTTTTCCATAGTTTCACCAAAGACCCTGAACTCAGTTTCTTTAGCAAACTCAGCAGCACCCTTACCGCTCCTTAGGTCTCTCAACGTGTTTGCTAAGTGTGGTACAAAGTGGGTAGCAGCTTTAAAGCCTGAGACTGCTAAGGCCCCTCCAAGCTCTCCTAATTGGTTAGCCCCAAAGAAAGAACCATTCTCAGCATAAGCCATCCCTCTAAGAGAAGTAGCTAGAGCGTTAAGAGTCCCTTTAGTATCCTTATCCAACCTTACACCGCGAACACCAGCAAGAGCCTCATCCCATGCCTCAAGGTTTCGTTTACGGACTGCTGGAGTAATTACATCATATTGAACACCATGCTCTAATGCCTGAGCAAACTTAGCGCGATCATCAAGAAGGGCTTGAGTGTCTACATATTTATTATGAAGAGCAGCCTCACCTGAGAACCTATTGATTACCCTTGGGAGAATCTCATCAAGGTTATCACTTCGAATAGTAGCATCAAAGCTGAAGGGCTCACCCCAAGGAGTCTCCATAACTACTGAGGTATCCATAGGAACCCTTGACTCCATGAAGTCATCAATACCTAAGGAGTGCTGATCTAGCCCTCTGAATCTATCAAGGTTACTTAGGTTCTGGTCTGAGATACCTTTAGCCCAATTATCGGATAGCTGCTGAACTTCCTTCTCGATAGCCTCATCAGATAGCTTGTGGAGCCTTGGCTTACCTGGAGCCTTCTCATCATTACCTATACTATTGACTGTCTCTTCCCATTCTGCGAGTCTTTTCTCATAGGCTTCCTTAGCGGCAGCCTCCAGGCGTTGTCTGACCACACTTCGCTTAATAGTTCTCTCAGCGTAATATTTTAGGAACTCTCCAGCCTTCTCTATAGTAGGAAACTTCTGCATGAACTTGAGCCACTTCTGGTCATCAATTCTACGATAGAGCTCATCATCCAGTACCTTATAGCCCTCCTTTAAGAGGTTACTGCCAGGGTTTCCAAACATATCACCTGAGCGTTTTGCGGTATCAATAATTTCCTCTCGGAGGTCTTTGAGAACCTTAGCAGCCTTTACGACTCCTTCAGGAAACTCCTTGTCAATTAGACCACCCCTGTTATTAGCATAGGTAGAGTTGTAATACTCCCGAACAGCTTTATTGAAGTCCTGCATTCTACCAGGAGTCACAAAGCCATCTAGCTTCACAGTGTCAGTAAGATATTGACTTCGGAGGTCATAATACTTATTTAGGTGGACATCAAGCTGTCTTTTGATATGCTCCTTTTGCTTCTCAATAGTGATAGGTCTGGCACTGGCTGACTTACCTCTCATCCTAGCATCCTCCAGGACATCTGCAGCAAACTCCTTACCTATTGGAGCGGGAGAATTAGTTAAGACACCATAAGGGGTCCGGTATAGCCAGCCATTCTCAGCCCATCTACTAATTTTATTAGGGATATCCTTGATGTTTCCTAAGACACCTGAAGGCTCCTCAATCTTAATCATATGATCTATGAGGCTAGGATTAAAAATATTAGAGGCAGAGAACTTTAGGCCATTCTGAATAACAGACCCATCAGGGAGCTCTCGATATCCTCTAGCTCTCTCTACCTCATTCTTCAGGGACCTCTTAACGAAGTCCTTAAGTTCCGCATCAGAAAGCTTAGATTGTCTACCAGCCTTAGCAGCAACAGCATTATAGAAGCCTTTCACCTTAGCCATGAGAGGGTCTTTCTTACTTATGTTGCGTTCTACCCAGTGACCTAAGACTTCCTCCCAGCCTCCTCCAGGAACAGCCTTCATAGCAGCATTCCAGGACTTATCAGGGTTAGCCATACGCCCTCTTACAGTAGCCTCAATGTCACTAAAGGACTCTCCAGCAAATTCCTTAAGGTTAGCATGTACGCCTACCTCATGAGCAAGAAGGTCATCTATATTGTCTCCCTGCTTAAGGGCATCCTTAGCAATCACTGTGATACCCTCTTCAGGGACATGGAAGGCTTTAGTAGTCTTGAGGTCTATCCCAAAGGCCTTAGCTAGAGGCTGCAGGTCTTTAGTAGACACAGCCAGCACCTTACCACCTTTTGCAAGATTAGATAACACCTCAGACCCACTAGCATTAACAAACTCTACATCGTGCGCTTTTGATAGAGTGTCCTTAATTGAGGGCATCTTACTTGGAGGAGTCATATCAGCAGCCATAGTAATTGAATGAGTCTCAGCATCATCAAGGGCTCCTAAGACCTTCTGAGAGGACTTGAATCTAGGAGTACCCTTAGACAATCCTGCAAGGGCTGAAGAGCCAGCTCCGGCTACAGCTCCAAGGAGAGCCGCAGTAGAATAGTCCTGCTCAAAGCCTGCATACTGTTCTGCACCATACCTACTAGCTACATTCATGCCTGCCTGTTGAGCCCCTATTTCAGTCATCCTAAGGAGCTTAGAGGAGGATAAAGTAGCAGCCGTTTTGGTTCCTAAACGTCCTAAGAGTTTAAGACCTACAGCTTCTTGACCTACAACTGGAAGTAATACTGAAGGGTCTCCCATAACGGAACCTACTAGATTAGCACCAAAACCAGCTACATTGGTAGTCCAGTTACCTTTATATGCCTCTATCCGCTGTTCTCTCTTAACATCCTCCTGCTTCAGACTAGTCATTTTATAGAGCTGCTCTTCACTTTGAGCATTAAGTAATACCCACCGTTGAGCTACAGGTTCATTAGGCAAAGACTTAACTACATGATTGTAGTCTTCCTCTGTGGGTCTGTAGTTGATATCTACCTTAGTAGTGACACCGGACCAAAGCTTCCTTCCGAAACCTACAAGGGCATTATCAGCAAAGCCTTGCATCCATTTGTCCTGCATGTAAGACCCAAAAGTATTAGGCTCAGGCTCAATAGTAGGGATACCTCCAGGGCGGTTTCCATAGGCATCCCCTGAGGTGTTTACTCCAGGTAAGTCCCAAGTACCTCCTGAGGCTCCTCTGATACCAGCCGCATAGTTTGCAATCTTCTCATCATCACTCTCACCAGTACCACCATAGTAGCCTCCATGATAAAGGGCTGCTGCAAAATCCTCAGGTGTCCTTGCACTTATAGCATCCGGATAATACTTCTTCAAATATGAAGCATAATAGGAGGCATATTCTTGAGGGCTCTCAAATACTTGGTAATCATCACCTTCAGGACTCTGAGCATCCCCTGAGAACCATGCAGGCTGTTCTTTAAACTTCTTCATACCTCCAAAGTTATTAGCTTGTGTTGCTCCCCAGTTACTAAAATTACCAGTTTCTAGAGACCATTGACCCTGAATTATATCCGCAGGAACTCCTGTCTCTTGGGAAACCTGGAGAGCTAATTCTCTAGTATCCAATTAATTCGCTCCTTTTCTTATGGTAGAGGCGTAAGTCTCTCATCCTGATAATTTACATCGGCAGCAGCTTCCCTTTCATCATTGACCTGCTGATAAGACACATTATTTTGTGGTTGTGGTGGAGCTTCCTGAGCCTGTTTAATAAGGTTATTTCCCCAAGAGGCAATAGCATTAGCATCATAGGATTTAAACTGACCGCCACCCTGGAAGACTATAGAATGACTATCTGGCATGTACTGGGTAGTTATATAGTGAGGATCACATCCAGAATTCTGGACAAATAAAGCCTTGAGGTCATCCAAAGTCTGCTTGCCAACCGCTAAACGGTATCCTGAATTAATTCCACCAAAGAGCCCTTCAGGTACTAAGGTAGTATCATAGACCTTGTAGGTCTTAACAGCATTCTCCTTAGCAGCATTAACAGCATCTACAGGAGACTTGTTCGCGTAGGCCATCCACTTAGACTGAGCAGAAATAACCCGCATAGCTCCTCCATTAGTACCTAAGGACATATCAGCATCAATAGGATTTCCCTCAAGGTCTGTAAAGCCGGACATATTGGAGTAGGTTAGAGACTCATCAATTCCTTTATCCTGTAGGTGGACAAATTCTTTATTCTTCATGTTCTCTTTAGCAGTTGCATACATAGCGAGGCCAGCCGCATAGTCCCCATTAGAACCCTCTGAGAGTGTTTGAATGATGGCTGCACGGTTTGTAGCATCTTCCCCAAAGACAGTCCTAAACTGACTAGGGTTAGACCTATACATAGCTAAGGTAGACAGTAGCTGAGGAGAAGCATTAGTCCATCCCTCAGGGGATGTCTTCAAGTTAGCTGCAGAGGCATTGTCCAGGGCAGACACAAAGGCATTCTTAACGGTTCCTCTATAACCTTCAAAAGGAGGAAACTGGAGGAGCTTCATAACCTGAGCAGATTTATCTTCATCAGATATGTCTCCTCTACCTTGAATCCTTTGGAGTGCTCTATCTACTGCAGCACTTAGGATTTCATCAGACCACTCCATTTTTTTCTTAATAGGATTGCCTTTATCATCTACATCCTGGACCTCCAGGGCTGGAAGGGCTCCCTTAGAGGAAGCCACAACACGGCCTGAGGCATCATGAAGACTATCACTCATCCAGGCATCTATTTGTGTCTGGAGGGCAGAATCAGCCATAGCGAGTAAAGAATCATTAGCTCTCTGTTTAGCTTCCATAACAGCCTTCTTGTGATCTAACTGCTCCCTGTAGTCAATACCAGCTTTCCTGAAGGGGAGCATAACATTATACATGCCTTGGTCTGTTTCCTGAAGGTTCTTATAGTAATTGTTTTGCTCCGGTATAGTCATCCCTTGGAGGTCTTTAATACCCTTCTGAACAGCCTCTCCGTAGATATGAGATGTCCTCTGGTATGCTGTCTGTTTAAACTCAGTAGTGTCTACTACATCCCCTAGCTTTACATCAGCACCTTTATCATCAGTACCAATGACAACATCCTTAGCTACCTTCTCAATCCGGTCATAATTACCTGAGGTTACTGCAAGTTCCTGAAGGCTATTCTTAGCGAACTCTACCCGGTCCTTAACAGGCATCCAGGTAATACGGGCATTTGCAAAGACCTCATTCAGTCCTTTGGTAAAATCCTCATCACTGAGCCGATCTGATTGCTGTACAAGGCTACCTATAGCAGCTTGAGTAGTCCCCTTCTGAATAGCTCTAAGTTCTAAAGCCTGCTCTGTTCGCTGCTGTCCTGCTATTACGATTTGATTCTTCTGCCTATCAATAGTAAAACCACGATTGTATGCCTCAAGATTAATAGAGGTATTTTCTGCTTCCTTGCGCTTCTTTTCCATGAAGTCAGTATAGCGTTGTATTTCCTCAGAAGCAGTCTTAACAGGAGCCTGTTGACTCCTCCAGGTTGTGTACTCATCATGAGCTTGAGAAGCTATATACTGGCCCCGCATCTTTTCAATAGTTACAACAGCATAAGGATTGTCTTGAATTTCAGTCCCTTTGCTATAATTCCCAAGCATCTCTATAGCAGAGAGTTTGTGCATATCCTGGTCTGATTGTTGGGATACTACTTTCTCAGCCTCAGTGATTCCTACAGTTTTCTTGACCTCATTCTGTGATTGCTTCTGCCCTGTCAAGGAGTTATCAAGGTTTACTAAAGCAGCCCCTAGGCCATCACTACTGGCCTTAGGTGTAGCTATAGAGGGAGCCTGGAGCTGCTTCTGATAGACACTCCCTGAGGTCTTGGTAGCATTGTCTACTCCATTAAAGGCAGAGGCAATAAGGTTAGCCATTATTTAGCACCTCCTGTAGTGGTCCTCTTGATTCCTGAAGTACCAGAACCCTTCAGCCAGTAATCTTCCCAGTTGAAGTCTACTCCATCTTTAGCAGCCTGTGCAGCTTCCTTGTTACCTTCAGTAGTAGTTGCAACTACCTGACTCCCCACATTCATAACTAGTCCTAACATGCTAGGATTCTTAATCTTAGAAAGATAACTGCGAGTAGATATGAGGGCTGACTCTTTATTAAGGTCTATTTCATTAGATTTCCTCTGATAGTTGTCTTGAAGTTGAGAGACCACTTGTCCCTCTTTACCCTCAGCAACCCTTTCAAGAGCCTTAGCAGTATGACTACTACTTCCTAACTGTTCACCTAAAGCGGTCTTAAGAGTGGCCTGTGTATTGTTTGCTTTCTGTCTAGCAGAGGCTATCTCTTCTACTGCTTGATCAAAAGCATCTTGACGTTCAGCCTCATAGTTACTAAAGGTAAAATTCATTTGAGTAATTGCAGCAGTCTTTTGAGAGTCTGCATATGCTACTTGCTCATTGTAGTCATGGACAGACCCTACAATCCCTAAAGCTGTAGTTCCAACATTACCCATAGATTACTTAGCACTCCTTTCTACATGATTAGCTTCCCATCCAAAACCTATTAATGATATAGGAGTTGGGGAGGAGCTCTGAATAGTTATTGTTGCTTCCCTGCTATCACACTGAACAGGAAAATTAAAGACACCTGTAGAGAGTGGCATACTCCCCAAGGTGTTATTGGTCTTACTTAAGGTTCTGGCTGTCATTTCATACTTGTAGGTATCTTTACCTTCCTGAGCTACCAAGACCTCAAAGTATCCTGAATCATGATAATTAACCCAGGCTCTTCTGACCTGTAGCCTCCCCTTGATGTTGGCCTTGACACCTCCTTTACCATCATCCTCACGAATCATGATTTCTGATAAAGTAGCAATAAACTCAATAATCTCCCCCACTACCAAGTTGCTTCCTGTAACATCCCCAAGAAATTCCACATAGGTATCTGCAGAAGTAAAAGATTTGTAGAGCCCATCCTCAAGGACTAATCCGTAGGATACACCTGAAGGAATAGCAGCTCCATAAAAATTAGTTATAGGGACTCTTGTAGTGTCTGAGTCTGCATTATAGAGCCCTGAAGGAATTGTATAGGTCTTTTTACGATCAAGATAGACCCTATAAGGTTCCACAGTGTAGTCTAAGGTATCATAAGTAAAGACCAACTTTTCTAAGCAGATAATGTTATTTCGCTTAATTACTAAATAAAGGATAGACCCTATAAAGCCAGCCCCTAAGATTTCCCCTGAGGCTAACTCCCAGTAACTCCAGGAAGCTTGGACTCTCGTCTCCTCTTGCCACAGATACTTATAGATATATATTCTCTTAGAGTTACCTGTTGATAATAGTAAGAGAACATTCTCAGTAGTTGAACCAATAATCTGGTGAATTGTGTTAGGCATCAGTGAAGGTACATGGCTTGAGATATCATGAGCGTCCTTGATCTCAGAGATGTCCTCCACTATATAATATTCCATGAGGCTACTATATTCAGACCTCTCACTAGCAAAGTAGATTCTCCTACCAGCAGGAACAGGTCTACAGTGTGGAATACAGTCAAATTTGGTACTGCGGTCTATCCGGAAATTGGTGGGACTAAAGATAGTGTCTGAGGACCCTACAAACTGAGCGTGTGTGGAGAACATCAGGAGCTCCTCATTAAATACCGTAGCGTGCCTTAGAATTGCCACAGACTCATCAGGAGCAGAGACATCAATATAGTCTGAATCCAACACATCTGTAGCAGTAGTTAGCCAGAACTTGAAGAACTCTCCAGCCTTACTCATAATACAGTTTTCACCTGCAAGGAGACCTAAGCGATTCCTAATAAAGAATATGTCATTTATAGCTTGTCCTACAAAGGATGCCTCAGGATTACTATCATCATCACCTACCTCCCGCTCATCCCAGGTAGCTACATCAAATGTAAAGGTCCCATCAGACTCCCTTACAAGAATATGCGGCATCGTAGTAGGGTTAAAGGACTTTAGGATTCCAGGCTTGGCAGTCTCTTTCCATAGACTAGCAGATTTACTATATTTCACATAGTAGTCATCAGTACCTGTAGAGGAGTCCCCTTTAACCAACACAGTAAAACCATCAGGAGCCGTAGCAGGAAGGTTAGAGAACTTTTGAGTAGCGTGAAGAAAACTATACATAGCTAAGTTATTGTAGCCATCCTTGGTAGCTGCAGTAGAGATAGTGGCTCCTGAGGATTTCTTAACGTAAAACCAACCCTCACCTGAAGACTCCACATAGTAGCCTGAGGTAATGTTTGCGATTAACTGAGAGGCAATATAGTTAGTGTCAATCTTAGTAGTATCTGAAGTGGAACTACCATCAGGAGTCGTGTAGGTGGATATCTGGACATCATCAATATAACAGACATATGTCCTCCCATACTGACCACTCTTAACATTGAAGAGGGCTCCTTGGGTGGACCATACATTAGCAACTGCTGCGGAGGACATAGCTACATTTACCTCTGTATTAGCTATAAAGGTGTAGTCAGCAATGGTAGTTACCTTAAGCTGTTCCCTCGGCTTAGCCACAGTAATATATGAGGATGTCCCTGAAGTAATGTTTACGGTCTTAGCGTTACCTGCAGTATCAAATATATCTATACCAGTTCCATCAAAAACCATAATGTACTTCTCAGTTAAGGACCTCTCAACTACATGTACAAGAGGGGCTACATTCTCCCCTATATAGCTAGGGGTCTTAGGATTAATTCCCAATAGGTTCGCCACATGGAGAGTAGGTGGTCTCTTTTTCAGACCCTCAGCCCCACTAGACATTCCATTCTTCTGCTCCTGGAGCTGTTCAGGATACCTAAGGATTTGAGGCTGCTGACTAATACCAGCTACTAAGTTCTTGATGTTATCTTGAGTTAGAGGCATCTTACCACCTACCTATAACTTGACGTGCATCAGGATTATCTAAGGCATTGTAATCATTCTGTTCCATCTCATATTCCTGTAGACCCATCCAGGCTTCTTGAAGTTCTCCCTGAAGACTCTCAGTTAGGGTAGGGTCTCCAAGGTATTTTATTTGGAAACTATTAGCAGCCTTAGCAATGATATAGTCCTGCATAGCCTCAGGCATCTCTTCAAAGTCCCTTAAGATTACGGCTTCTACTGTTATTGAAGAGTTAAAAGTGAAGGTCTGGTCTGTAAGATTATAGAGGTAGTCTCCTTTTCGGACTAGTTGCTTACCTCCTGAGGTATCCTTAAGTCTCAGGAAGGTAGTAGACCAACTGACCTGTCCAGTATTAGTGTCTTTGTTTAGGGTATACTCACTAATTGTATTGAAAGACCAGCCTCTTTTTTGTTCACCACGATTGACCCTATCAAGTTCCTTTATGGCATTGATAACATTGACATTTGTAGGTTCTTCTATAGAGCTTACTGGCGAATCCCCTACAGCCGCTAAGATACGATTAACAGCATCAATAGTTACATCATTAGAAACTAAACAAGTGGACATTAGGTTCCTCCTTCCACATAAAAAAAAGGGAACCCTACAGCGTATTTGCTATAAGATTCCCTTTGTAAACCTTCTGTTTATTTTAGGTTAACCATTAAGATAAAGTTAAGGTGGTCATAGTGACTGTCTCAGGGCGCAATCCTTTATGACCTACAGCCATCTTACCAATTACTTGATCTGCCTGATATTCAGCTCTACGGGCATGCTCCATTCCAAGGTCTTTGAGCTTAAGAGTACCTACAGAGGTACGATGGGCAGTCAAGATTTTACAAGTAGAAGCATAGGTTGTAGGGAACACATGACCATCACCTTGAAGGATATTCGTTACAGAAGCACCTCCGCGTGTAAGCCCAGGGACCTGTACAATCTCAAAACCATGCACCATGAGAACAGTACCCGTAGCGATAGAGCCTGTACCATTATAATCATTATTGATAACAGTCTTAGCATTAACCATAGCAGCCATTACATCAGGCATTACATAAGCAGTACGTTCCTCTTCAGGTACAAAGTTTGTGTCCATATAGTACTTAGCTTTTGCAAGGGCATCAGTATAGAGAGCACCTAAGGTAGCACTTATTGGGTCTGTACCCGTAGAACCTGTTAAAGGAATAATCTCAGGTGAACCTAAGCCTGCCACATTCTCAGCATCTGCCACAACCATCTTAGCAATCTCAGCTAAGGTTGCACCATCACATGCATACCCAAGAGCTTCTCCAAGCTGTCTGGAGTATTCCTGGCGTACATCATAATGGGCTATGGCATCATCAATATCGGAGATAAGGCAGTCAGCAGTTAATAGACCATCAATAAGGATGTTAACTTCACCCTGCAGGATATTTTGGCGAATATCATCAAGGCTTTTACCGGGTGCTAGATATTGAGCAGTAGCTCTTCCAATACAAGGGAAGGCTGCAGATTTACCTGCATTGATTGTCCGTGATTGATGTCGATTAAATGTTTTAGAAGTACGCTCAAAAGCTGTGATAACTTCGCCACCGAAGATTTTTAGGAAATTTGCAAGTCTATCACCTGTACCTGCTACTTGACCTGGAGCTGAAATGATTACATCTGCCATTAATAATTACCTCACTTTGTTATTTAATGTAGAGGATTTTAATGTCCATCCTCTCAAGGACAAACTAAAAGACCTCCCTAGTAACCTAAGGAGGTCCTCATCAATATGTGGAACAATTAGATAGTTGTGTTAAGCATCTGCTGCTCGATCTTACGAGTATAAACAGGGTCCCGCCCATATTTCTTATCACTCATGGCGGTTACCATCTCAGCTCTAGTCTGGAAACCTTGAGGAGCTGCTTGGGTAATACCTTTAGTACCCATCAGGCTAGGATTAGTTGTGCCATTCTTAGCTACCATCTGTGCCTTGATACCTTGGATTACCATTCCAATCTGACTTACATTGCCAGACTCAATAGCTGCATTGAAGGCATTAATAGCAGACTGCCCTTGAGAGATAACAAAATCTCTAGCACTCTCAAAAGCTTCTTGACCACCAGTCACCTTATAGACACTATTAGTAAACTGATCAGCGGTTGCCTTAATACCATTAATGTAAGCATCTACAGCAGCCTTAGGATAGCCTGCCTTCTCTAAAGCTGCTCGGTTAGCTTCACCTACATCTCCAGTAGTGGCAAATTCAGTTTCGATTGCCTTAAAGTCCACCCCTTTAGAGGTGAGGTCTTGAGCTATCTCTTGGTTTGCCTGGAGCTGCTGCTTCATGGTTGCTTCTGCCTGAGCTACTTCATCTAAGACATCAGGCTGTTGCGGAGGTTCTCCAGTTACCTCCTGGTTAACAGTGGCCTGCCCTTCAGCCTGTTTAGTAACATCTGAAGTTTCTCCTGCAGGAGCCCCTGGATTTCCTTGTGGTTTAATATCAGCAGTAAATTGAGTAGTATTAGAGGTCTGAATTTCAATTTGTCTGCCTTCATCAGGATTAGTTAGCACGGCATTAGAGCCATACAACTCCTGAGCTGTTGCTTGATCTGCCATTATTGATTTCCTCCTTGTTGTTGTTGATTCTGAACCATTTGCATAGCCCCTCCAGCAATCTGAGGAGCCGCCTTAGTAGCAAGTTCCATTTGTCTTTGCTGCATTATTTCCTGCTGGTATTCCTCTTCGGATTTAATAAGAGCATTAAGTTCAGCATTGATACCTAAGGCTGTAATGATAACCTTCAGGAAGCCTCCAAGTTTCATATAGCCTTTAGCTTCCAACTCCACGATATACTTAAGCAACATATCAAGTTTATCAAGGTCCTGACCTCTACCAATTGCTTCAATACCAGTGACTATAGAGGTCTCTACATAACCCTCAGGTAAGGGCTCAAGCATACGCAAGTTCTCCATCTGGACAATAGCTTGACGAACTAAAGGCAACTGAAGCTCCTGACTTAAGAGGCTATAGATACCTCCAAGTCCTTGCTCCAGTTGCCTAGCTACAACCTTAATTTCCTCTGCCGTGACTCTCTCTGCATCCCTTTGAACAGCATTCTGCATGAGGAAAGCGAACGAGAGGTCTTGCTTGAGGTCTGTTTGTACTTCTTTAGCAACCCTAAAATCATTGTATTTATCCAGAGTAAGAGCCTCAACATCACTCTTACGCCCCGGTACAAAGTCACCAGTCTTAGCCTTTGCCAGCTTCCTTGGTTGAGTCATACCTGTAGGATTAGTGAGCCAGATTATCCTGGAGCAGACTGCAGCATATTCGACAATGGCCTTAGAGATACCCTCAAGGCTCCTGAGGTCTCCTATGTTTTCCTCAATGTAACCTCTGCCATAGTCCTCTCCATCTACCTTAGTCATCCTGATAGGTATCCAAGGGAGACTATCTTTAGGGTAGTTGTTGTCATGGCCTGGAATTTTGACACCATCTATTTCCTGATAGGAATAATAGCGGTCATCCTTAAGGGTTACATAGGTATAGACTACCTGCTCCTCATCAGGCTTATGCTCACCTGTTAAGAGTTTTTGGACATCCTCAGGGAGTGTAGCATATGTGAAGATATCCTTAGTTATTAAGGTTACTATACTGCCTAGACCATCCCGATTTAACACATAATTACTGAGCCTGTAACCTTTAAGCCCTCCCTCTTTAGGAGGAGCATAGAAGCAGTAGTTCCCTGCTACGATTAACTGTTTGAGCCCTTCACCCACAGTAGGGCTATACTGTCTGTTAGCCATATACTTAAGGATACTTTGCTCTCGTTGACTTAACTGGAGCTGAATATCTGAGATAATAGAGGGGACTCCATTTTCCTCAGCCTTCCTCTTCTTGTCCTCCTTGATATCTAAACGGAAGAAAGGCGTGTTAGGTGGAAGGATAGCCAGTAGAATCTGATTAGCTAAGTTGTTGAGACCTCTAGCACCTAAAGACTGATAAGGAGTGACAAAAGTAGTTGTTGAGTTAGAGCCTGCTTTAGGAAATATTGAAGGTATCGTGTAGAGAGCTGCTTCTTCAGCCCTATCAATATAAGGTTGTCTAGCAGCCTCCATGCGCTTATAGATTCCTTTAGCAGTCTCTCCAGGTATTACTTCAGGAACAGGATTCTTAGGACTCTCTGAAGGAAGATTCTCACCAAACTGAAGCCTAGTGGCCTTCCTACTCATACATTAAGACCTGTTCCACCACTAGAGGAGGCACTATTAATAGTTAAGGAGGCTTTACCTTTAGCCTTTTTCTTCAAAGCTGCTGCTACATTATTATCAGTTGTGTCTGAAGTTGGAGCTGCTGCCTCTGGAGCTGGTGTTGCTGCTGAACTTGTGACTGCTGTAGTAGTGGTTGTCTTTGCACTTGCAGCCTTAGCTACTTTCTTCGCAGCAAATAGACCCACTACTGCTGTGGCGATTCCACCCATTTGATCACCTTACCTTTCATAATTATAGACACCGCTATAGGATTTCTTTTGAGTTGTAGCTGCTTGATCTGTCTGAATCTTCAAGGATTCCTTACCGGACATTGTGGTAGCAAAAGAATCAGAACTACCCATAATAGCGGAGTCTGGTGTTTTTGACTCAGTAGAAGGAAGGATATCTCTTGCTGTTACAGTGGAGGTATTCTTTGACTTTGTATTAGCACCGAAGAGACCACCTACAAAATTAGCCACCCCGCCCATTACTCATCATCCTCCTCAGGTTCCTGGAGAATCTTAGCAGCTCTTAAAGCACCTACAGCAGCTCTAGCTCCAAGGATGAAGCCATAACGAGCAGCCTCAGACATCTCAAGCCCCATCTCTACTGAGTCTAAAAGTCTATCAGCACTTAAGCGTTTTTCAAGGAACTCTAAGATTTCATCAGACACATAAGGAAGTTTTTCTTCAACATCATTTGTCAAGTTCATCACTCCTTTCCTGACACTTTGAAAAAGTTACTATACAATTTTGTGAATCCACTTTTACGGACATAGAGGTTTTCTATCTGTTGTTGTCCTACGCCTAAAAAGTTTCCAGACATAATAATAGAGCAGCCATTCTCCCTTGCGATTTCCTCAAGGCGTTGAACAGCCACTCTACCAAAGCCTACTGTACCGTTGAAACTTAAGATTATCTCCTCTATGAGGATTCTATTACGATCATCTTTAGCCCACCAAAGGGTACTGCAGCTATAACCCACAATACCTATAAGCTGCTTACAATGAGGGTCTACATACGCCTCAAGGACACCCCTCTGCATTAGACCTTGGAGATACTCCACAATAGCATCAGTATCTCCAAGGTCTGCTAACGCAAGAAAGATATGATTACTCTCAGCCATCTTACGAATTTGCTTGCTGATGCCTAAGGCAATCTCAGGGATATAAGGAATGCAGCCCTTACCATTTATACATTCATACTTGGGGGCTCCCACAGTCTCACTTCCCTATTTTTCATATCGAAGTCATTCCATTGAAGAATCTTAGCAACCCTCGCCATGAGGATAGCATCAGCTTCAGTGAGCCCCTTCTTTTTGAATTGATTTACTACACGCTCCCAAAGGGTCCCATCAGTACCCTCCAGGATTTTCTTAGCACCTACAGCCCCTACACCAGGACACCCTGGATAGTTGTCTGCAGTATCTCCTATGAGGGTCTGGTACATATGCCACTTGAAGGCTTCCTCAGGGGAGATGTTGTAGAGCTCATTATGACCATAATCAAAAAAGACCCCAGGAATAGTCTTGAAGTCTTTGTCTCCACTTATGATTACGGTATTAGCACTAGGAGCAGTAGCAAGGATACCTAAGCAATCATCAGCCTCCAAAGTTGGTCTCTGGTAGCAGCTATACGCTTCCTTAGCCCAGGCTACAACATCCCTATAGCATACCGGCTTGCGTTTGTCCTTACGGTTTGCCTTATAAAGCGGGTAGAGTTTCTTGCGAAAGTTCACATCATCTGAAAAGCAGAGGACATATTCATACTCACCCTCGTACTTGAGTTTACCTAAGACCTTATTCGCAAGGGTTATGATTTTGTCATCCACAAGAGCCTTAGACTCTCCCTCTTGGGAATGTAAGGTGTGTAAACCTTCCCCCCAGTTGACCTCAGTCTCGGCAGAAGCACAAGCTTGATAGACAATCATATCACCATCAAAGAGGAGCTTAAGACTGTTGCTCTTGTTCATGTTGGAGGATCTCCTGCTCCTGTTGATTAGCCCATTCTTGGTAGTAACCATCACTACCATAGTCAATATCACCATAACACATTGAGCAGGAATTACCTTGTTCATCAGGAATAGGAGAGCCACACGATGTACAATATTTAGGCATACTACAGTACCTCTTTTCCCACAAGACCACTCACCGCCTGATTAAGGAACCTCAAGCCTTCTTGGGTAATAGACCATCTGTTAGCAGCAAAGCCTCCATGTACACTTGCAATATGTCCTCTACTAGCAGCCTCAGCAATTTGGAAAGCATTGTAGCGGCAAAAGTCAGACTGAAGCTTTCGCGGTTGTTTGTAAAGTTCTCTAAGAACCTCTAGGTATTTGTTCAAGTGTTAACCTAATTTCTCCACCATATCAATTATCTTATAATCAAATTCACTTACAGCAAGTTCTACATCAGAGCCGCAATTGTTTTTCAGGAATTCTTCAGCAGCTTGCTGTAGTTCACCTTTGGATGTCTCACTAAGCTCCTTGACATCTTCATCCCGCACAAACTGAGACAGTGTCAGAGCTACATTTACTACCAATTTCTTCATTCTTTGTGTTCACCTCCTCAACAGCTATTTGTTGGTCTTCCTCAGAGACTGTCCTAACATAAATCCCTTGGGAATCGAAAAGGAGCCTACTCATCCTCAGGCTCCTCCTCTTTACCCTCAGCTTCCCGCCGCATGTCATGAGCAATATCATAGCCTTCCCAGTTATCAACTCCAGCAGCTTCCAAGTAGGAAAGCTCTGTAGAGGCTTCCAGGAGTTCACCAAGATACTCCTGAGAGACTATCACTTGAGCCTCTGAAGGAACCTTGACTATCTGCTCAGGATGCGCATAACCTTGATAGTTACCTTCCTTGTTCACAACATTAGCAGTCTTTGCATTAATAGTGTGAATGTAACCTCTGACAAGATGTCTCTTACCACCAGGTCTTGATACATAGGCTACAGTATCACCTACCTGTAACTCATTACCCATGCAGTCTTGCATCAGTCAATTACCTCCATATTGAGGGAGTCTAAAGTAATACCGTCTGCTGGATAAACACCTCTCAGCTCTTTTAACAACGCCAGTTTTAGCACTTCCTGAGGGCAATTCTTTAGTATAGTAACCTTATCCTCCTCAAGATTATTGTTTGTGACAGTAACAGAAAATTTAAGTATACCTTTAGCCATCCTTAAAAATCCCCTTCCGTTTTATCATAACGAATCCCCTTGAATCTCGGTTCCCTCAGGACACCCTTTGAGGACTCACACATGGCATCCACCTGAACGATCTTGCCTAAGATTTTCCTAGGCATGTCCCACCACTCAAAACGCTGTGCATCGGTCATCCCTGAAATTTCAATAATGTTTCCACTCTTCCATCGACATACCAGCGTCCCAAGTGTCCCTTCATACTTACCCTTGCCCTCATTCATTCCAACCACTTCAAGATCATAAGAGACCCCTCGCTTTACCTTGAGGATACTCTTATTTCTTTTACCGGGTTCATAGGGAGCTGAAGGGTCTCTAAGGACTAAGCCCTCACCACCTAAAGACCACACCTTCTCAGCTCCTATATAGACCTTCTCCCAGTTATACATGACCTCATGTTCAGCCATGCGTATCTCAGGATATTTCCTAGGGTCTACCAACCAAAGTAATAATTGATTTTCAAGTACTTGTCTCCTTACACGATAAGGGAGTGAGATAGATTGCCCTAGGAAGTCCTCCAGTCTTATGAGGTCATGACAATAAGCTCTAAGCTCCGTGTGCTGTTGCTTGGTATCCCTAGCCCACCCACTAATAGTAGGTTGAGGGACACCATTAGCAAAAGCTTCAAAGATAATCAAATCATCTAAGCATATAACCATGCTGAGTATATCCTCCAGGTGCCTCATAGACGTATAAACCTCACCTGTCCTTGAGTAAATAGAGACCCCTTCAGAGTGCTTCCAGGCAATACAAAAGACACCATCAACTTTTACAGAGCCCCATAGCGGAAACTTGATGTCTTCCTTTTGGGATTCCTTGAGATTTTTGGTGTCTAAAGCTAACTGAATGAATTTGTTTTTGGGTCTACCTGTGAGAGCCCTAAGGTCTGGATGTCTCATAGTCTTCCCCATCCCTTCTTAACCAAGTCACTAATTAGACTCCATATGAGCATTAGGCCAATTATAGGCCACTCGTACCGCTTGGGAAACTATGAGCACTCATCAGCATTCACCACCTTAAAAGGTACTATGAGGTTCTCAGGAGTATCCTTAAGTTTATACTCATAACCATATTGAGTGCCTAGTGTACGTACAGCTTTAACGGATATAAAACCAGCCTTGTGCAACTGTCCATATAAAGTAGTATCCTCTAAGCCCCCAAGGTGTCGCAGGTCACATTCTTTAATGAAGATAGTACAGGGTTTCTTTACCTTTAGAGCTCCTGGTTGTTTAACCTCTTCCCAATCCTCAGCTAAGAGGTCACATACTGAAGGGAACCATACAGCAAAATCTCCGGAGGAAGTCTTCATGATGAAATGTGGTTTCTCATTTCTTAAGCCCTCGATGAGTCTAATCCACATTCCTTTAGCAGTCCAACCTCTACGAGTATACTTACGAATAACTGGAGGGTTCCTCAATATTTGCCTACTTTCATTAAAAGTAAGGGCTGCTTTAGACTTCACAAGAACCTCATCAAATCCCATAGGTCTAACAGCTAACTGTGTAGGGCATATTGCTTGCCCTTCTTGAGCCTCTTGAGTCTCCTTTAAGACTTTCAAAACATCAACCTTAAAAGTATCAAAGACTTCCTCTAAGCTTTTCTTTCTAGGCATAAGGTCCTTCCAAGTTGTAGCAAACATAATCCTTCCTCCTCTTAAATTTTGTTAGTTCTGGTCAATATGTGTCACAATTAGCTTAAGAACTCCTTAAGGCTCCTACAATTACACAATAAGCATGCCTGAATAAACTCACATTTATGGAGCCTACAGTGAATCACCGGACAACCCTCTTTACGGAGCCTACAGGTTACACAAGGATTTTCTCTCATGGCTTAATAGGTCTACACAATAGGATTTTCTCGTTGTATCCCATTGGGGATTCCTTAACGAAGCATTCATAAGGAGTGATAAGGTTAAGCAGCTTAGGGATGTCCTTGAGGTCATCCTCATGATGGTAAGCAGCAATAGCTAATTTAGGCTTACACCTAGCTATAGTTTCAACAGCACCTAAAATAGCTTGTTTCTCGGACCCTTCAATATCCATCTTTATGAAGTCTACAGAAACACTTTTAAGGAGGGCATCTATAGCAATGCAGCGGATACCAAGAATGTATTTATGTGGTGCATCAGCTTCAGTAGTGTAGGCTCCATTAATATGACTACTGCCCTTGCGCTCATCATAAGAAACAAAGTCCTTATAACAAGAAAAGGCCCAAGCGGCCTGGAGAACAGAAAGACTCTTATTGTGCATCGTATTCATTTTAAGGCAATCAAAGCAGTCAGTATCAGGCTCCATAGAGATAACTGAGGAGGCTCCTCTATTCAGAGCAAAGGTAGTGAACATACCTACATTAGCTCCCACATCTAAGACCACATCTCCAGGCTCTACCTCTACCATATCATTCTCATAAAGATGTTCCTCAAAGATTTCCTTATAAATATAGGCTGCAGAATGTCTACAGCCCTCATTAGGTATCCAGAAGTCTCCTTCTCCAATAACCAAAATTATCACTCCTTATTTAATCCTTAATGGCATTCAGCCCAGTTTTTACCAATTTTACCTTCAGTGTCTAACTGGACTCTAAACTTAAAGTATTCTTGCGTTTTCCGCATGGCCTCTTGAGCCACCTTGCAGACATCCTCAGCTATCTCAGGTGTCCTACAAGCGGCCTGAAACTCATCATGGACCCAGGCCATAAATGCAAAGTCACCATCCCAACCATGCTTATAGCCTTTTTCTACTAGCGTCTGTTCAGTTAGCACTATCCACTTCTTACAAATCAAAGCTCCCGCTGATTGAAGTAAAGTGTTAAGAGCTGAATGAAGAGACCTAACATGGAGGTGTCTCCCATCAAGACCTATTAGGTACTTGCGTTTCCATTTACGGACCCTACCATGAAACATCTCAGCTACTAGAGAATCCTGAATGGCTTGCTTGAGATTACTGATGGCAGGGGTAGCAGCTAGAAACTTCTTTTTGAGTCTTGTACCATCTGCCTTAGAACCCTTAACAATCTTACCAATCTTTGCATCACCCGCACCATACAAAAAGGCATAAATGAAGGTCTTGGCATCATCCCTTAAGGCTAGACCAGCAGCTTCCTGATTAAGCGTATGAACATCACCATGGACTACAGCCTCAGCATAGGCTCCATTATCGAAGGGAAACATAAAGTGAGCAAGACACCTCAGCTCTAACCCGCAGGCATCTACACCAACCTGCAGCCACCCTTCAGGAGCCATAAAGAGCTCTCTACATTCCTTACCATACGGTGCATGTCCAGCAGGAACCTGAGCAACATTAGGAGCAGCATGAGTAGCCCTCCCAGTTACCGCTCCATTCGGATTAACTGAGCCATGAATGCAGCCTGTCTTCTCGTTATAGCACTTGAGCCACGCCTGCTTTCCATCAGCGATCTGGCCTAAACGTTTAGACAGCATCAAGTATTCCTCAAAGATAGCAGCCAGCTTTTGGAGACCCTCAGGACAATTCTCAGCATCCTCCTTAATGAAGGTGAAGGTCTCATCACTAATCGATAAGGGATAGTCACCTTTCATAGCCTTCTCTAAGAGCTCATCCTCCGGAGTATTCCGAAGGGTATCTTTTGGAACATTATAGACCTCAAGGATATCAGGGTGGTAGTCAAAGTACTTAGTTACTATCCACTCTACTTGTTGTCTTGAGTTAGGATTAAATTCCTTGTAGCGTTGAATAGGTACACCCTTCTGATATCCTAAGGTTTTGTTATCTCTCTTAGGTACAAAGACCTTATCTGGTATAGGTGGAACCTCCTGAATAAGTTTAGCTTGGAGGTCTGCTGCTCTAGCCCTTAACACCACCTCTAGCTCCTCTGCCTTTTCACGATTGAAAGGGAAACCATTACGCTCCTGCTGTGCCATTAACCAAGCTACTTCATGCTCTAGCTGGATAGCTTCGGGAGAATAACCTTTCTTGAGGAGCATCTGGAGTAGCTTAATAGCAACCTTTACGTCCTGCTTGCAATACTCAAGCATCTCATCATTGTAGATAGCCCACTTGTCTCCCTCATCAGTGGTTGTGAAGTCCCCTTTGAGTTCACCTAGCCGATATCCCCAAGCCTTTAATGATTGACTTAACTGGAGTTTTGCTGGAAGGACACCTGAGCGTACAAGGCTATAAGACATATCCCCTACATTCGAAAAGAGTAGTCTTGACATTACTAGTGAGTCATAAATTAGGTGTCTTTTAGGTCTTGGAACGTCAAACTCAGGACAGACCTTATGGATAGCAGGTATATCATAGTTGATGATGTTGTGTCCTGAGATAGGCTCATTATTCTCAAGAGCCACAAGGAGTACAGCAACACCTTTATAGACATCCTCTGGTCTGTACCCTTCAATCTCCTCAGAATCTACATCTCCTACAGCCATACAGTGAATTGTAGAGATTGTATCAAGGAGACCATCAGACTCAATATCGAAGTTCTTCAAACTTACAGACCTTTGTTAGCTTCCTCCATGAGCTTATCAGCTTTAGCCTTGAGTTTGTCATCTTCAGCTTGCCATTTGACCTGAGCCTTATCAAGCTCTGCCTTTATTTTATTGGAGATATAAGCGAACTCATTGTAAATCTTGGTCCGCTGAAGGATATAAAAACGAGCGCGATTATAACGGGCTCTCTTCTGAGCCGTCAAAAGGGAAACATATCCAGTATGAAGGCTATTACTTACTCTTTCAGCAGCCCTCTGGATTTCCACTTTGATATCCTCAAGTCTCTTGAGGTTCTTCACACTAATAATTAACATTTAGCGATTTCTCCCTTCTATTATGGTGAGTTGTCGATAGAGGTCATCTAAAGAATCTGCAGAGTTATTGACCACATATTTACATAGAGGTCTTAACTCTCGAATACCTCTTTCAGCTTCCCTTTCAGAAGCCTCCAGGAAGTCCTCTTCTGACAATCCATCCCTTAATTGTGCTCTCCGTTTTCTAGATTCTGTAGAGGCATCCACATAAATCATTGTGAAGCCTATTTCACGGAGAGCCTTAAGCTCATTGAACTTGCGACAGTCGGTAATAATAAGTGCAGCAGCACCAAGAGCGACTACCTTTTCTAAAGCTAAGTCTATCCAGACATCCGGATAGATTTTTCTCATGGTAGTCCCTAGATACTGAACAGCCTCACGGTCTTTAGAGTCCTTCTTAGGGATACTCCAGACCTCAAAAAGGATGTCTCCAAGTAATTGGTGGTACGCAAGGTCTTCCATTTTGAACATGCTCATAGCAAACCCTGTAGCATACGATAGGCCACCTGTACGAACAGCCTTAACTATCTCCTTGATGGGGTCTCCAAAGGTTATCCTCTGGTGCTCCTTAAAGTAGGTAGCTACAGTATCCTTACCTGAGGCAATCTCACCAACTACTGCAATTCTTTTAAAACCCATAATCTTTACTACCAGTTTCTCCATTTGATTCTTCTTGTGTCTCCATGCCTAAGAATGCCTCCAGGTCATGGATGGCCTCCAGCCTATCCTTTTCACGGTTATACCAAAGGTAGCCTGCAGTACCTGTCTGACCTGTGTGTCTACACTTCAGCACTCGTACATGAATTACATTTCGCGCCCTTTCATCAGGGTCTTGTTGGTTACGTTCTAAAGCAATAACAGTAAAAGATAATTGTTTAAGAGCACCAGACCCTCTAAGGTCATCAAGGCTGATCTTACCACCTTCCTCATGACTCTTACCTTTACCATCAGTTTTTCGCAGGTGGCTTACTACAAGTATGCCTACCCCGGTCTCCTGCGTTAATACAGCAAGTTTGGTCATAAGGTTATCAATGATTCTGCGCTCATTCTCACCCTCAAGGCCACTAATAGCAATTGAGATGTGGTCCAGCACTAGAAACTTACAGCCTTCTGATATTGCCATGTATCGCATTTGATTGATAAGAGTGTTTCCCTCGACAGACCCAAAGTGGTCATAAAAGACGAAGTTGCCAGTCCCTAAGGTTCTCTCGAAGACCTTCTTGCGTTCTTCCTTTGATATGCCCTCAGGGTTTAAATGCAAAGGAACTCCAGCCTCTATAGACATGATCTTCTGACCTGTCTGCTCAGGGGGTTCCTCAAGAAATAACATACCTACTTTGGCATTCTCTACAGTACCTAAGGTATGTGCGATTGCTCTAACAGTGGTTGATTTACCAATACCGGAGCCAGCCGTGAAGAGTGTTATCTCTCCAGTCCTTAGGCCGGCAATCATCTCATTTAGTTGTATATCCCAAGGGAGAGGAAGTCCTTTAGTCTTATCCTTGAGCCCTTCGATCTTTTCAAATAGGTTTTTACCATTGATGATTCCTTCTGGTCTATAAACCTCAGCATTCCAAATAGCTCTGATAAGTTCCTCTGTACGTCCCTTGAGCAGCATTTCATTAGGGTCTTTTAAGGGTAGCTCAACAAACTTTAGTTTCCCTGGACTCACAATACCTCTTATGCTTTTTTGGGCATCTCGCCCCGCATCATCCATGTCAAATATGACTACAACTTCTTCAAAAAGCTCTAGCCACTCTAACTGAGCCTTGAAGGTCTTCTTAGCTGACCCTGCTCCTTTGGGTATTGAAACTACTGGATACTTGTTACCAAATACTTGAGATACTGTCAAGCAGTCTATCTCTCCTTCGGTAACTATTAACTTTTTACCACCACCAGCAAATAAGGATTGACCAAAGAATATATCAGGTAAATCTCCAAATATCCTGAAGTCTTTGTTTTCCCATCGAATCTTTTGACCTATGACAGTTCCGTCCAGGAAGTAACAGGCCACATGAACAGACTCATTATTCACTTTAGATAGGTAATAGCCGTACTTTGCACAGGTATCTTGGGTTATTCCACGTTTTCGAAGCGGTTGAAGCAGCAGGTCTTCATTAGCAATAATAGGCGGTATTTTCTTGCTACGTGTAGACATCTTGCTATGTCCTCTCTCACTTTGCTGCTCTCCTCTAGTTCGTACATGACAAGCGAAGCAGTAGGTGTGAGAGTCAGAGTAGAGGCAGAGGGCATCACTAGACCCACAATCAGGGCAGGCTAAATGATACTCAACTACCTCAGATTCCTCTTGACTATCCATCTGCTACCTCCTCTCAATTTCGAGGGTTGGATAAGTAGCCAGAAGACTGTCTATAAGTGATTCTAAGGCAACCTCTTGAGCATCTGTTAGTCTCATCTTTGATTCTGCTTCAACAATCACCACAATAGCTTTCCTTGTGGGGTCTAGAGGATATCCCGCCACTACAGCAGATTCCCTTCCAGGCTCCACATAGCCATCACTAGAAACTAGATAATGAAAGTCCACCCCAAATTTACCTTTGAGGTATTCTTCACGCTCTAATTCTCTGACAGATTTACCTCCTGTATCTACTCGTTTGATAATGAGGGTCTCTGTACCCTCTCTAAGTCTAAACTTCACGCTTTCTTTCCTTCTTGGTCTCCTTTGGTTTAAGCCCTTCAGTGTCTTTAGCTGCCTCTTTAAGCCACTCCACAGGAATTAACTTAGCAGCAAACTTAAAGTCATGCTTCTGACACCACATAGCATAGGTTGTCTTAGAACCCTTGTTGATCTTGGTCTGTGGGTTACTAAAAACAAACCGGATATCTAGGTGAGGATACTGCTCTTTAATGTATAAATGCTTCTTGCGATCATCAACATCAAAGATACCCTTACCTTCTACAATGATTCCATTAGGCAATACAAAATCAGGGTTATAGATATGCTTGGTAGCTGGAATAATATATCTTATGGTGTCCTTCTCATACCTATAAGGTATTCCAGCATCCTCCAACTGTTTTGCAATCTTGACCTCAAGTCCAGACCTGAAGTCATCAGCAACAACAGTATGCCACCCACCCTTACGATTAAATGCCCTCTTCAATAAATATCAAGCTCAATTCACCCTAAAAATCTTTTACACCCGCAGCTTCAGCTTCTACAGGCTGCTCCTCTTCATTTGTAAAGGGATTAACCTCAGCCTCCTGCATATCCTCAGCAACACAAGAACCCTCCTCTTGACCAAAGCCAAAAGCATTAGCTTCTTGAGCGCCTCCTGCAGAATATTCCTGAAGGTCCATAACTTGAATAGCATCCAGCCATAAGTTGATACCATAACAGGAGTTGTCTTTAAATTTAGGAGCCAGCGAGATTGCTAATTTACCAATAGAGCCATTACCAATAACAGCATCTAAAGGCTTTCCTTTAACATCAAACACAGGAACTACTTTATTAAAGACCTCACCTGTCTTGTTACTTTTATAGGTTGACTTAGTGGTAGCCTTAAAGCTAATGTCTCCATTTTGGTCTTCCTTCTCACCAAAGGTAGGTAAAGACCCTCTTTTAGGTTTAAGGTCTTTGAAGTACTCAGGCATCTCCTTTCGTAAATGCTCAAATTCCTGCTCAAGCATACTTTGGAATGCTGCAGTTTCCTCAGGTGTCCGAAACTTGATTTGACATGAGAATTTCCCTGTAGGCACTCCTTTCCACTCTTCCTCTTTCTTGGTGTGAGCCCATAAGATAATACCTGCAGGAGTTGTGATTTGTTTGAATTTCTGTTTAGCCAATGTTATTAGTCTCCTTTTCTAAGATTGCTTTGATTTTAGACAAAATAATACCAGGAGCCTTTTCATCTCCTGGTACGATATCATAAGGTATTTCATAAAGGTCTAAGAGCTTAAGAATATCCTCATCTTTCTCTTTAGCTTCCTCTTCATTCTGGTAGCGACCTACAGGGTTGTAAGGCTTAACCCTTTTGATAAATATGTTAAGGTTCCTGAACTTTTTAAAACGCGCCAGTATTAAATGGTTAAGCTCCCTATCAGACCATGGACGGGGATTATAAATAACGGATAGTAGCAGAGGACTATCAGTAACAATTACCTTCTGCTGCTTTCCAATCTGGTTGAGAGTCTTGAATTGATTAGCGAAGACCCAAAGCTGATCTTGGGTAGGATAAGGATTCTTTGAGTAAACCTCTCCTTTTATCCATTCCGGAGCTTCCTCGCAGGAAATACCTGCAGTCTTCATTAGGTAGAATAAGCCAGCCCTTGTAGTACTCTTACCACAACCAGCACCACCAAATAGGTTAATGACTAGAGGATAACGCATCTTGCTACCTCTGTACCCTCTTTGAGCATATAAGGGTCAATCCCAAGGTTCTCAAAGATTAGCACAAGGGGCTCATCAGAGTCCTCAGGGATAAGAACTGTAGGATTAACTAAACGTACCCTTGTCAGTTCTGCCAGCTTAGGACTCAAGAGTATCAGACCCACAGAGCCCTCAGGGATATCTACAATCACTTTGGTCTCTACCTTATAAGCCTTATGAGCTAATCGGCTAGACCCCATCAGCAGATTTGAGGGCATATTAATAGGAATAACTTGAGTCTTCTTTCCTGCAGGTGCTTCAGGAGTCTCTGCAACCTCTGGAGCCTTTTCGTTTTCCTCAGCTTTTTCGGAGGGTTCAACTTTGATTAAAGAGGGCTCCTTAAGCAACTCCTCTTTAAGGCTCTTGTCTGCTTTTTTGTTAGTTGTTGACATTCATTCATCTCCTTTAGTTATTGATAGTGATTCTTAGTATCAATTAAGGTTGTTTGATAATCACCTTCTTTAGTTCAATATGTGTGCCAATTAGAAATAGACAGGAACACCTTAAGGATATCAAAGCAATATCTTAAGGTGTTCCTTGTTAATTTCTATTCAATATGTGTGCCAATTAAATTTAAGCAAACATATAAAGGGATTCTCTAAGGATATTCAAGTCTAAATTTCCCTTTTTGGGTATATCAGGGAGGTCTTCAGGGTATTCTAAGTACATAGCTAAGTTCTGTGTAAAGGTCTCTAAGGGATTATACTGCGTGTATAGCTGAATAAAAGACTCTCTAACTGTCTTAAAAAGGGTAGCTGCTTGACTTGCAGGGCATCCGAAACTATCATGTATTAATGCAAAATGCTTTATTCCTCCTTTACGGCTATTGAGTACTGTTAACTGCAAATGTGAAGCATCAAGGCTATGAATAAAGTTAGGAGCAATACCATTAACTTGAGCATGCTTATCTATATTACCTGTAGGTGTCTGAGTGTATATCCATTTACGGCAACCATTAGACAGCCGAGGTTGAATTTTTTCAGCACTATATACCATATATGCCTGCTGTATAGGGAGTCCCATAGGTGTGACCCAAGTAATTATTCTACCTTCTCCGCAGACCTTGCGGGAGACCTCTTGCAGGTACTTCATGCCCTCCATGGCCTTAACTACTACCTTCTGAACTACCTGCCAAATCTTCTTTGCCATATACTGAGCAGACTGCGTAGGAGAAATAAACATGTCGCCTCTGCCTTCCTTTTGGGCTGGTTTTATGACATCTTCTAATAGTTGTTGTTTAAAGCCAAACTCTTTAGAGCCGTAGGGGAGGGTCATAACACTTCTTTTAGTAACCTTGCGCGTTACCCCATAGGTTAACCATTGTTGAGCGAGTGAGCGCGTTCCAAACTTCATTATACTCCTATCCTCATATTGTGTCTGTTCGTCCCCTGTACCCTTCTCCAGGTCTTTCTCTAGCAGCTTAATGACACCTTTTGCCACTACACCATAGATGTCATTTGGAGCCTCTCCAGGTACTAAATTAACAGCAGTACCACCTATGGAGTCTCTGAGAAGTGCTGAATAATGCTGAAGGCCCGAACAGGTTCCATCAAACGCCACAGGAATATTGCAGGCAAAGCCTTTAGCTGTCTTATAGGTCGCATAGTAGTCTTTCCATCTTGACCACTCAAAGCAGAAGGCTAGAAGCTGGAAGCTAGAATCATCCTGCTCAGCCCACCAACGGTAACCTAGAGGGTCTGCAGCACTCCTGAGGATTTGCTCTTCGTGATCTAAGACCCATTGCTGCCTCTCTTTAAAGGAAACCTTGTCCACTCCTGCCACATTTGCACCATGTATCATTAACATTTTAATGTCATCCATAGTATTGCAGGGGGGAGCATCAGCAAACTCCAGGAGCCCCTTGTTTACATCATCACTTTGAGGGCTGAAGCTAGATATAGGATAGACTCTACCTCTGAAATCCATATTGTAAGGGAAATAAATTCTTTCATATTTCAGATAATTTTGAGCTAACTTGAAATGACTTAAGCACCTTGAGGCCACTGATCTGCGTGTGACCTCCTTTTTGTATGTCTCCCATTTCCTCTTTTTATGTCTCTTGAGCTCCTCCTCTGTGTATCCTTCTGGGAGGTTTGGTGTCTGTGGGAGCTCCCTCAGGCTTGGAACCTCTGCGATATCCCCACCAGCCTCAAGGATTGCTTCTAGTACCCTAAACACTTCCTTATTAATCCTCCAGGGAGTCTGTTGAATAATGTTTATAGCTTCCTTTACCTCTGAGATGTCAGCCTCTTCCATACGCTCAAGATACTCTTTGGTAAATACTGACTGGTCACTACCTCGGAGGGACTCTGACCTCAACAATGTATGTCTACCGTGGAGGGCTCCATAGTAACCTCCATTCTTTAAGGAAGTCCAGGGAAGTGGAGGTATAACCATAGGGCAGTTGTGAAAGACCCTATTGAGGAGCTTGTCAGTGTTTGAGGTCCATGCCTTAAGGAGCCAGTCAGTTGGCTGTATGATGTCCTGTCCATCTCCCTTCTCTGTATGTGGGAGAACTATTTCAAAATACCCTGAGCCCTCAACAACTAGTTGTATTAGCTGCCTAGCCAGTATCAGCATGTCTTTCTTGTTCCATTTAGACCACTCAAAGCCTTGCTTCACCATTGCTTGACGTGCATAATAGGTCTTGTAGTGCTTGTCTCCTCTAGTCTTAATACCTTCAAGGAGCCCCTTTAGGGTATGCTTAGGTAATGTATTGATAAAGGCTTCTACCTTCAATTCCTCCTGCAGCTCCTTTGCTACTATATGAGCAACATTATTGCAGGGTATTCCATCAGGTCTCCCTATGGTGTTTATTATAGTAGCTAAGGTTATATAGGTTATGAGGTCAATTAATTCAGATTCTCTCTCAGCCTTCTGCAGGGCTTCCTCTTGTGGGTCATCAAGACTCTTACAACTCTTCTGGAATATCTTCAGCATGTCCAAAATGATTATACTATAGGTTGGCTTTACGCCTCTTTTAGGCTTCTTAAGGTCTTCATACCAGATTTCTACTGCCTTCCTTGCATCCTCCAGACCATAGCTTACTAACTTTTTACCTACTTGTGTGGACTCAACTTGAGAATTTGCTACAGCTTTATCAATAGTGGTCTGTAAGGAGTCTTGGGCTAGTTCCCTATAATAGTCTTCCAGTTTGAGTTCCTCGTCAAAGAGTTCTTTTCCGTATAATCTGATATATTTTTCCATTAGTATCCTCTCCCTTTTCGTTTATTGGACAAAAAAAAGTAGGACTCAGTAGCTGCAGACCACTAAACCCTTCTCTTAACACAGTTTGAAATTGTTGGAGATTACCCAATTATTTGCGTTTGCTATTGTACGTTTGTAGTTGCTTCTTATGACTTATCAGAATACGAAAACACTCTTCAACCTCTCGCCAATTTCGGTTATCTAAAGCTGAAGCAAGTTTCCCCGATAGTTCATAAGCGTCTAACTGTGGTTTCTTCATATTGTGCATGCATCTCCCTTTTGATTTAATCTACACATTGGCCTGTCCCTATTTAGTTGTAAGGGAACATCTGTTTGTAGTCTAGCAGGAAAAACCAAAGAGGCCAAAAGCTGACTTAGCATAGGTTGACCTTCAAGTTAGCTCAAGTCAGCTCAAATTTAGGTTGACCTAAGCTTGCTCGACTAGTTAGCCTGTCTCATCGGTTCCGGGAGGCTATCTCCGGAAGACCATCAGGAGCCTTGAAGGGCTCCTTAGGTTTCGACTCACACAGTACCTGAAAGGCTGTAGAGTGCAAAGTTATACTCATCAGAAAACTCAGGATGAGGCTCTTTAGTTAACACCATAGCTGCACGATATTGAAAAGGTAAGCTGCCAACATTACCTATTAGACCTTCATGAGTTTTCAAAGCCCATGCGCAACCACTTCTCATAAAGTAAATCTCAATATGGGCATGACCATCAACCTTTAGGAAAGCCTCCATAGTTCCGCTACTACGTTCTAAAAGGATAAGAATATCGGTAGCATACATATCACAGGACTTTACAGCTTGTCGGAGGAGTTCCTCACGGATTTCCTGACAGTTACCTGACCAGAAATGGGTTGGATTGGCAGTACCACTAGCTACCTTATGCCTAGTGTCAAAATCATACATGTTATCATCTCTCCTTTATCTTTAGCCTGTCTCATCAGTACCGGGCGGCTATCCCTCGGTAGACCTCCAGACCCTGCAAAAGAATCTAGAGGTTTCGACATATCAGTGAAACTCTATGTAACCTTTAGAAGTGAAGGACCCTCCAGCGTTTATTCTCCAATCACTCCCTATGGCTTCATAATCTAGATAGTTACGGAGATTCTCAGGAACTTCACCAAAGAGACCTTCCTCAACTACATATTCACCTAGTTCAGTTTCATCAGTGATGTCTGAATAATAGCTGTAGTCACCCTCCCTGAGGAGCTCTAGAGCCCCCCTCTAGGTCATATGAAGAGGTACTTCCAGGATTGCAGACACTATTTCTAGTTCGTCATCTGTGAGGTTCTCAAGCTCTTCAGCTAATTCATTAAGATTGTCCAGGTTCTCATATTCGCCAATCTTAAGCCCTTCTATATCAGTCTCAGAATCAGTGATAAAGAACTCCTCATACTCTTCATTAATCCCTATAGCATCCATTGCAGCCTTGAGTTCCTCCTCAGTAGCCGGAAGCTCTACCCATTTGTAGATGAGGTTGCCCTCGTTGTATTTCCCTAGGTTTGTCAATGCAATTTTAATAGTCATTTTATTTGACCTCCTTGTTATAATCTCTAATAAACTCTTTTGCCTCTTCCAGACTATCTGTGGACCATTCCGGATAATCCATATAATGTGGTGATTGTTCTGGTAGATAGAGATCATAAGTTACTGCAGTCTCTTCACAGCCCTGTTTGTAGATAGACCATCCTCTAAAATTAGCTACCTTCTTACCATAAAGATTAGACTTTTTCATGCTTGCTTGTCCTCCTCATCTGTCCCTGTGCAGTTCCTGCAATATTCGTTATAATCTTCCCTGCTTGCGAAGTCCTTGAGGCATTCCTGACACTTGCTGTCGTAGCAGCTTAGGTTTTCCTTTTGTAGTCTCTTGGTCATCCTTCAAGACCTCCTTTTAAATAAACCCAAAGTATGACTTACCTTGACCATCAAATTTCTCTGTTAACATGAGAGCTGGAAATTCAGGGAATAAAATCATCTTTAGTGGGTTAGATTTTAGCTGTTACCTACAGTGATTAGCTGTTAATTACATATTATCACTGTCAAACACTGTTGTCAACAACTTTTAACTGTAGACAACTGCAATTTTATTTGATATGATTAATCCATTAAGATATAGGAGGCGAATCTAGGTGACACCTGAACAATTAACCCTTGAGCTGCGCAAGTTATTACTGATTGAAGGAAAATCAGAAACTCAAGTATATAAGGAAAGTGGATTTAATCAGCAAAACCTTAATAAGAAGCTAAACACTGGCACTATTAGGTACTTAGAGCTAGAAAAGGTATTATCTAATATTGGTTATGAAATTAAATGGCTTAAGAAATCTGAATGAAAGCCTAACTAAACACACAAAAAAGACCACCAATAGAAATTAATCTATCAGTGGCCTCAAGACTCAACATAAGGTATAATATTATAGAGGAGTGTGATGGATATGGCTAGTAGTGAAATAGAATTACTCCAGACTATCCTTAAGGAAATTAAAGATATAAAAGCTGAAGTCAAATATATCAAGGCAAATTTCCTGGACTTTAAGCAAAGTACTCAACAGAATTTCACGGAGCTAAGAACGGACATTAAGTTTACTCACAGCGTCTTAGGACAGCTTCAAGGTGACATTGAGGAAATTCAAGCAGACACCCAATATTTAGCTATGAGGCGACTAATTGATAAGAAACGGCTACACGGTGACAGTCTCCTCCAGCGGTCTACTCCCAAGGATGATCGCTAGAAATATAAATAAAGGCCACCTTGAGACCTTCTAATAGGGTTCCTCAAGGTGGCCTTTATTTGTTTATATTATTTTACTACGTTCAGTTTAGATTTACCTGTCAGCATGTAGTTATATAAATCCCATTCTAAGACACTTATAGAGAATACTCGATTAGCAAGGTCATATCCATTAGTGCCTTTAAGTATCTCCTGCCAGTCCTGCTCCCCACTTCCTGATATAAACACCCCATCTTTATAGCGGAGAGAGGCAATCCTTTTAGCCTTGGCTTGTTCTGTTGATGGTGTAATTTCCCACCTGTAGTAAACCCGGAGTTCTTCTGTAGAATTATCTTTAGGTGTAAAACACAACCAAGCACCTGCCTTATAGACACTAGGTATGTGGTCACTACTCTCACTAAGATTAGAAGATAGTGTGTCATTTTCTAAGTAAATAATCACCTTAGAATCCTCTGTAAGCTTCTCAAGGCGATTATAGGAATCACCCTCAGCTTGCCCTGGAGAAATACCTAAGGACACCGCAAGTACTATCAATAGTATTAGCCTTTTATACACTCCTAGAGCCTCCTTATAGATAATCATTCTCCTTTAGGGTTCTACTAGTAATCCTCTACGCTCCCTGCTGCTGTTGCTACTACATTAGATATACTTGGAGTATTACCTGGAGGAGGAGAACTTAAGGGCTGGTCTTAGTATCTGATATTAGTACCTGGTCATGAATCAAAACAGATGATGACAAATATAGAAACCCTAACACTACTTTAGTTTCCTAGTACCGCGATAAGACAGACCTCAAGCTACCTATTGATAACCTCATGTCCATCTTACAGTTATTCCCATACTATGTCCGATAATATCGTTTATGTTATCTCGGCCTATTCTTTTGGTAATCATTGGTATATTTCAAGGCTAATTGAAAGTGAGAATCACAGAGAATGAGAAGGACTCTCAACTATATAGAGGAGAACCCTACGGGGGGAACTTCTCATTTTAGAAGATTGAACTAGACCCCTCAGAAATTTTTGAGGTAAATTCACTTAGGTCTACCTTAGCATGTCCTATTACTGCTGTCAAGTTTATTAGCGGCAGGAGGTCATCTTTCTGTAGTCTGCCACAGGGCCTAGCCCAAGGCACATTTAGCCCCATCCAGCGTGTTCCAAATCCGGTTCCCCAATCATAGTCTTTCCATACCACATTCCACTCGCCAATCGGTGTCGGAGTTTTACTTTTGCCTACTGCAATCCGGTATTT